TGTGTCCTTGCGTTCCGCTTTGTTCTTGGAAAGCTGGGAACTGGTAACTGATTTACTGAAAGCGGGTGCGAAAGCACACGCAGGAGCGCAGGACGAATGAGCGCAGATAATTTCCCATACGTCGAGGGACAACCAGCGGAAATCTATTTTGACGGTAAATGGCACCGGGGCAAGATAATTGCCGGGTACAGATTTAGGGACGGAATAGTGACCGTACAGACGGAAGATGGGAAGAAAATCTGGTGCGGTGAGAGCCGCAAAGAGTTGTACAGAGCATTGTAAAAATGGCAAGCAAAAAGCCTTTGAAGCTGTGCCGGAAACACAAAATCAAAGGCTTTTCAAAAGTCAATATGTTAATAATTCAATACATGTTTATTATACCATATTGGCGGTTACAAGTCAAACATTTTAGGGCTGAAAAGTCCTTGAAAATAGCGGGTTTTATCCCTGCTAAACGGGCTTGTATGGGGTATTAACATTCCTACGAAATATATAAATTTATATATATGCTGGTATGGAGATAATAAGCAGGATTGATGGGGGATAGGCACCACCACTTCTGGTATACCCTTATACGCTAAAAAGGTATCAGACAGAAAAGGAAGTGCAGTGGTGTTTATCAGAGAGAAGAAGACAGACTGTGCCAATTATAGAGAAGTGGACATAATACCACGAACAGAAGCAGCAGAGCAGGCAACAAGAGGGAAGAGGGGCAGAAAGAGAAAGAGCAACGCCCCAAAGCAAAAAGACCTTAACGACAAGAACGCCAAACGCTATCTGGTACAGTTAGGCAATGGCAATTTCAGCATAGGGGACCTGCACACGTCCTGCACATACAGTGAAGAGAACCTGCCGGGCACAGTAGAAGAAGCAGAAAAGATAGTGACAAATTACCTGCGCCGCATAGCGTACCGCAGAAACAAACTGGGACTTGAACCACTTAAATACATACTGGTAACAGAATACAAGTGCACAAAGGACGGTCAAAGCATTAAGCGTATACACCACCATATCATTATGAATGGTGGACTTGACCGTGACGACGTGGAAATGATGTGGACAAAAGACCGTATCAACTGGAAGAGAACCAGTGACCCGGAATACAGAGCAAGTATAAAGCAGCTGGGCTGGGTAAATGCAGACCGCCTGCAAATGAATGAAAACGGCATAGAGGGTCTTTGCAAATATATTGTCAAGGACCCGCAAGGCAAGAAACGCTATTCCAGCAGCAGGAACCTTGACCGCCCGGAAGTAACCAGAGAGGACGGAGGGGAGAAGCAGCAGCGTGACCAGAACCACTGGAAGTACAGCCGAAATCTGACGGCACCGGAAGAAAAGTGCAATGATTTTAAGTACAGCAAACGCAAAGTGGAACAGCTGGCAAAGTCACCAGACGGCGGGCTGGAAGAGTTCAAGAAGATATACAGTAATTACAATATCGTATCTTGCGAACCCGTCTACTATGAGCAGACCGGGTGGCATATTTACTTGAAGATGTGGAAAAAGGAAAAGCCAAAGGGCAGAACAGGAGGAAAGAAGCGTGAGAGGAAGAATACCGCAGATACGCCGCATATTAAGGCGAAAGAGGATAAAAAGGGCAATTAAGGCATACGGCAATTACATTGCAGCAGGACTGCTGGCAGTGGTTGTGATTGTGTTTACAGTAGGGGCAGCAGTAAAGCCAGCTGCAAACAGCCTGCCGGAAAATACCAAAGAACCGGAACCGACACCGCCGACCACAGAAGCAGTGCAGCAGGAACCATACCCGTTCAACCTTATGTCCCTTGACTGGTCCGGTGAGGAATTAGAGGGCTGGACAAGATATGAAGTGCCGGAGGACTACGCAGACAACGGCGGGTATTTACCGGAATGTATGCAGCAGTACACATACATAATCTGCAAGCAGTATGGCGTTGAATATACGCTGGTGCTGGCAATTATCGAGATAGAAAGCGGGTACAGATGGGACGCCAGCTGCAAAGAGGGGTCAACCGGATATATGCAGGTATTACCGAAGTGGCACAAAGAACGTATGCACAGACTGAATGTTGATAATGTGGAAAACCCATATTTCAACGTGCTTGTCGGTGTAGATTATCTGGCAGAACTGCAAGAGAGGTTCGACACAGAAGCAGAAGTGCTGACAGCCTACAACTACGGCGTTGCTGGTGCCTATGAACACGTATGGAACAAAGGATTGACAGAAACAGAGTATTCAAGAGAGGTGCAGCAGGCGAAAGAAAGAATTGAAAGAAGAATGAGGGGTGAATGGTGATGGAAAATGAAATCAGACTGGGCGACATTATGGACAAGCTGACGCCCAGTGACAGAGTGGTGATATATAACGCAGCCAGACAGGTTGTATACCGTGGATATGCTGCAAACGCAGTGCATGGAACATTGAACCCGCAGCGACGCATTAAGAAAATGGGGCTGGGTATGGAAACATACAGAGCCACGGAACAAATGTGGGACTGGGAGAAAACAGACAGCCTGCCGGAGCAGGTGCCAGTTGAACAATTCACACAATACCGGGTGGAAGACCTGCAACACATTCTGTATATCAGAATTGAATTGAAAAGCGAATTTGAACAGTGAGGGGCAGCACATGAAGTGTAAATTTTGCGGGGCAGAAGTAAAGCTGGGCGAACGGTGCCAATATTGCGGGTCGGTAGCAGAAGCGTTCTACTACAAACCAGAGGAACCGCCAGAGGTTGTAGGAAGAAACCAGACAGACCGGAAAGAATACACAGTGCAAAAAGGTGACAGCCTTTGGAAAATTGCGCAGAGGTTTTACGGAAACGGTGCCGCCTGCTATGCACTGGCACACAAAAACGGCATTAAGAACCCGGATTTGATATATCCGGGACAGGTATTGAAGATTTAGGAGGAAAAGAGCATGAAGCAGCAATGGGAACCACCAGAACTGGAAGAAATGCCAGTGGTCATATTATCACTGCACCAGAAATGGTGGCAAAAAATGGCAGCAGGCGAAAAAGTTCTGGAACTGCGGAAGACAAAGCCACAATGCAAAGCACCGTTCCGGGTGCTGGTATATGTGACAGGCGGCGTGGGAATAGTTGGCGAATTTATTTGCCCGGAAGTTTTAGAAATCAAGAACTTTGAAGAAGCAGAGAGAAAAAGCAAGGTTCCTGCACATGATATTCACAATTATGCAGCAGGAAGCAGAAACAAGGTGTATGGCTGGGAAATAACAGCCGTGAAAGAATATCCACGAACAGTGACGCTGGAAGAACTGGGAATGAAGCGTGCGCCGCAGTCGTGGCAGTATGTGAGGTAAAAAACATGGACCAGATACAACGTGACAAGATAGCTGCAAAGCTAAAGAAAATTAAAGCCCTTGCAGAACGTGGCGTGGGCGGTGAAAAAGAAACCGCAATGCGAATGTATGAGGACTTAAAAGCCAGATACGAACTGGAAGACGAAGAAATAATGCTGGACGCAGTGACACTTCACTGGTTCGGATATGCAGACGAACTGGAAGAAAGGGTGCTGCGCTGGATTTTCTACAAGGTGACGGGTGACGCAAGTTACCACATATACACTGGGAAATACAGCCGCAGGAAGAAGCGTGGTTGTGATTGCACGGAGATTGAAGCAGCAGAAATAACACTGCTTTACAATTTCTACAAAGAGGAATTGAAAAGAGAACTGGAAGCGTTTTTGGTGGCGTTTAGGTGGGGCAATGACCTATTCCCGGACGAAACAGCACGCTGCTATAAAGAAAACGACACAGAAGCGCCGGAGAGGACAGACGAAGAAAAACGAATGTTGAAAAAGGCTGCGTGGTATTCAAATCTTATGGACAAGAGAAAACCGCCAACGGCACTGATTGGAGAACCGGAGGAAGAAGACTGATGGAAGATAGACAGAAAATCATTGCAAAGCTGGTGAAAATAAAAGCGCTGGCAGAACGTGGCATAGGCGGGGAACAGCAGACAGCGCAGGTGATGTATACCACGTTGAAAGAGAAATACAAAGTCACAGACGCAGAGATTGAAAAGGCGGCAGAAGTCCCGGTGGATATTTCAGAAATTGACTTGAAGAAATTCTGGGGCATAGCTTTTCAACTGGAAACAGTTGCAAAGACATTACAGGAGGAAACAGACATTTGCACTGCCTGCCCGTACACATACACGGACGAACAATGCACGGGTTGTGGTACATACTGGAATATGCGGGACTTACGGCTGGATTTTGAAACAATACAGCAAAGATTGATAAAGGCGGCAACGGAGGGATAAAGCATGGCAGCAAGGAAAGCAAGAAAACCAAAGCACCAGAAAAGCGAATACCCAACATTGCCGGGACAACTGGGGTATCTTAACAGCTATTATTGCCCGGTATGCGGAAAGCATTTGTTTTCAGCATACGACAAGGACATGAAGAAAGACCGGGAAGACGGTTATTACTTCCATGTGTCAAATGACTTCAACTATTGCAGCAAATGCGGGCAGTTGCTTGACCTTGACGAATGGAAGAGAAAAGAAGAACCGCCGGAAGCAGCAGAAGAATTGAAATTTGATGATTGAGAGGTGCGGGTATGGCAGCAGCCAAAAGAAAAACAATTCCAAAGGCTGTACGGCAGCAGGTGTATGACAGCTTGAACGGTCACTGCGGGTATTGCGGTTGCAAAATCACACACAAGGAAATGCAGGTGGACCACATAGAAGCAGTATACCTGCATGAAGAGGAATTGAACGCAGGACAGGCGCAGGAGATAAACAGCATTGAAAATTATATGCCAGCTTGCAGAATGTGTAATTTTTATAAGTCAACCATGAGCATTGAGAGTTTCAGAAAACAGTTGGAAACATTACCGGAACGGTTGGACAAGATTTTTATATACAGACTGGCGAAAAAGTACGGAATTGTAAAAGAAAAATGCGAGAACGTAAAGTTTTACTTTGAAGAAGTGAAGAACGGAGGTGACGGCGGGTGAGTGATTTACTGTATGTGTGCAGCCCATACCGGGGCGACACAAAGCGCAACAAGGAATATGCACGGAAGTTGACAAGGGCAGCCATAAACAATGGCTTTGTCCCGGTCACGGTGCATTTATACTTGACGGAAGTTACAGACGACCAGAACCCGGAAGAAAGAAGCCGGGGCATGGCAGCGGGAATGAAGATACTTGAAAACTGCAAATACATTCTGATTGGCAACAAATACGGCGTATCAGACGGAATGAAAGCAGAAATGACACTGGCGGCGTTGAAAGGAAAAGTCATGCTGTATGAGCAGGACGGCAAAATATATCTGGTGGACAGCCGGGAAGAAACCACAGGAGGACAAGACAATGAGTAGAGCATATTACAGAAAGCGCAGTGAAGCCACAGAGCAGGAAAGAGTTATAAACTGGGCGACGTTCTACGCAAAGGACTTCCCAGAACTGGACTTGCTGCACCATATCCCAAACGGCGGCAGCAGGAACCAGCTTGAAGCAGCGAACCTTAAAAGACAGGGCGTGAAAGCTGGTGTGCCGGACTTATGCTTGCCAGTAGCCAGAAACGGAAAACACGGGCTTTATGTTGAAATGAAGTGGGGAAAGAATAAAACAACAGACAAGCAGGACTGGTGGCTGGAACAGCTGCGGCAGCAGGGCTATGAAACGGCGGTTTGCTGGTCCACAGAAGAAGCAATGGACACAATAGCAGGTTATCTGGGAATTATGGAGCAGACGGGAAGAAAGGTGGAATTGTAATGGGCTACATGGACCACACATTGAAAAAGACGGTGCCATATTACAGCACCATGAAACGTGCCGGGGCATTTGAGCAGCAGGAACCACGGAAGAGACAGAAAAGAACGACGCTGACAGAATACAGCCAGAACGGACAGAAAGCAATATTGAAACCGCACGTCACAGTTAATCAAGCTGCAAAGAAGCTGTATGACTATGAACAAACCGGATTGTCACCACATGAGGTTGCAAACCTTGTTGAGCAGGTGCAGAACTTGACAAGGCGTGTGAAGAAATACGAAAGCTGGGAAGAATGAACGGCGTTGACCGCTGCTTGATATGCGGTGAAGTTATCCCGGAGGGTTCGCAGGTCTGCACCGCCTGCCGCAATAAATATGACATTGTGACCGGGGAAACAGAAGAAATGGCACAAGAACTGCGGGACATAGCAGACGTGCTGAAAATCACAGAGGGCACAGACACAAATATTAGAAAGTCAATGGAAAGCATATTGAGGATTGCAGACAGACTGGAAAGGACAAGCAATGGCAAGAAAAGAAGATAAACAGCCACAGTATTTGCCGTTAATCGTAAAAGCAAAGTTACATACTGGCGGCAGGGACTATGAGAAAATCAAAGAGGAATTAAAGGGGCAGGGCTTCACCTGCAAGCAAATGAAAGGCATGGTGCGTGAGGGCAACTACTTTGACGGAATAGTGCTGTATTTGTCAAAGTGGAACTGGGACAACCACGAAAGCTGGCACCTTTACAACTGGGACGACAAGGACGACAAAGAAGTTATGCTGGGCATATATGAAGCCGAACAGTACCACCCACAGGCACCGTATAGATACAGAGATAATTTTGAGAAGTTCCAGAAAGACTGGACAAGTGGTGAGTATGACCCCGGTATGACATTCACTTTCAAGGACAGTGAAGTTGAAGTGCTGGAAGTCCTGCAAGAAGAGGTGGACAACATAGACCACGAAGCAGTTAAAAGGCAGGTGGCAGCAGCGGAAGACGCAAAGTTTCAGAAGCACAGGAAGCAGCGCCAAAGAAGAAAACAGAGCGCCAGCAAGGGCAGCAGATACCAGCGCAAATACTTTTAGGAGGAATAAAGATGGCGAAAAAGAAGCGGAAGTATTACAGCGGGAAAGAATTACTATACCGCCGACAGCTGAAACGGCAGCAGGCAGAGGAAAAAGAAAAGACAAATAATATCAGAGTACGCCAGCTGCACCAGATAAACGCAAGCAGCCGGGCTATTGGCTGGGCAAAACAGAAAATGAGGGAGGGCAAGAACAATGATTGCATTTCTGATTGAGGTTGTAAAAGCGCTGGCAACATTCTTTGCGGTCTGCGTAGGGCTGGGCATTTTATATCTGGTCTTTGTAGTGGTCAGAGAAGTTGGCTGGGAGGTAAGAAGACAGAACAGAGAGAAACACGAACAGGAGGACAAAGAGGAATGAAAGCAGAATTTTTCAAGGCAGTGTGTCCGTTAGAGATTGGGGACACAGTAGCAATCAAGACAACAAAGGACGGAGAAACAAAAGAAGCACTTTATTTGCCGCAGGGTTGCACAGTGATTACAACGGCAGCAGTTGCACTGCATAAGGTCACAGACATTGCAACACTTCACTATCTGAAAAAAGGTGAAACACAGTTCTTGTATGAATTGGACGCCTGCGGGAAGTATGAACCATTGACCGTGAAAGTTCCGGTCAGAGAATTTGCAGAAGAACTGAAACGCCGGGGCAGATAATAACAAATACTTACGGAAGTATACAAAATATACAAATATACTTCCGTAAGATTGTGCAGAATGTCAATAGATTTTATACTTCCGTAAGTATATAATAAAGACAGTTAAAGAAGTAAAGCAAACGGAGGTACACAAAATGACATTGCAGGAAATCAAAAAAGAATACCAAAAAATGAGCAGACAGCTTAAAAAACAAAATCTGAATTACACTTGCGTTATGAACGCTAAACAACAGAGGCTAGGAACAGCAACGATTTGTTTCTTTTCTTCCATGGACCATGAAGCAAGAATAAAAAGAGCAGAAGCACAGTTGACAGATACAGCAGACACAATGAAAGAAGCTAAAAAGTCAGCGCAATACTGGGGAAAGAAAATCAACACACTGCGCAGCTGGGCGGCTGATGAAAAGTGTAGTACACGTCAAACTTGGATTGACATTGTAGAAGCATACGACAACGGCACATTGGTTGACAGAGAGTACCGAAGAGAAGAAGACCAAAAACATTCATGTTTAAAAAGCTGCAAGGAAGATTTTGAAAAGGACGGAACGCTTGAAGAACAGCATAAAAGAGGAATGAAAAGACTGGAAGAACTAAAGACGGCAGACCCGGTAAAGACATTTTGCAAGAACACGGGCGCAACAATGCAGTTGGAATACAAGGAAGACGGCAATATGACACTTTGGTATCTAAGATTTTTCTACAAAGAGAATTAGAAGCACGGGTGGCGCAATGGATAGCGCAGCAGCCACCGAAGCTGCCGGGTGCGGGTTCAAGTCCCGCCCCGTGCATTACTGGGAAAGCAACTATAAATTCATACCAGATACAAGGAGGAATACCACATGAAAGTATTATCAATTATCAATCTTAAAGGGGGAGTGGCAAAGACCATTTCCAGCGTAAACATGGCACATATTCTGGCAGCAGTAAAAGGCTTCAAAGTCCTGCTGATTGACAATGACAAGCAGGGCAACGCAAGCAAGATTATGAACCGCCACAGCTATGACCACAAGGGAACAGCAGAAGTAATGACCCAGCGGGGCATTGACCCGGCAGAGGTTATCCAGCACACGGACTTTGAGGGTTTAGACATTATCACAGCGAACATGAATTTGCTTACAGCAAACCTTGAAGTCATGCTGGACCAGTCAAGACCGCAACAGACACGCTTCAAAAAGTTTCTGGACGGTTTACAGAATGAATATGACTACTGCATTATTGACAACGCCCCAGACATTAACATTTCAACCATAAATGCGCTGGTAGCTTCACAAGACGTCATGGTGCCTATAACCATTGATGATTTTGCAATAGATGGGCTGGCAGAACTGAAAGAACAGATTGACAACACCCGTGAGGACTTAAACCCACAGTTGCGCTTCTGCGGCTGCTTTGTCACACAGTACGACAGAACCAATGAAGCAGACACACAGGGCGAAGAGTTCTTGAAGACGCTTGAATATCCGGTGTTTGAAACACATATCAGAAAGACACCAAAAATGAAGCCCAGCACATTTGAAAGATTACCAATCATTTTATATTCCCCACGCTGCGGCGCAAGTGCCGACTATAAAGCGTTAGTGGAAGAATGGTTGAGAATGTGACCAATTCGGACACGTTAGGAGGGAAAGACAATGGCAGGAGCAGCAAAGAAATTCAACTTGACAGAGTTATTAAACCAGCGGTCAAAGGAAGCTGGGGAGCAGCAGAAAACAGAACAGCAGCAGGCGGCAGCAGGCACAGAGGTTGTCACGTCCGAAGAGGGCGTGAGCAGCACCGCCGATATTTACGACCTTATACCGTCAAAGGGCAATTTTTACAGCGTGGAAGACGTGCAGGACTTAAAACAGTCTATTGAACTTCTGGGAGTGTTGCAACCACTTCTGGTGACTGATGAAGAGGAAGACGGCAAGCGCCGTATCATTGCAGGGCACAGAAGACGGCTGGCGGTCATGCAGCTGGTGGACGAGGGAAAAGAGCGTTTCAGACGGGTTCCAATCTTAATCAAGCCGAAGAAAAACGCAATTCTGGACAGACTGGCACTGATTATGGCAAACCGTTTCCGTGAGAAGACAGACTGGGAACGCATGACAGAAGCGCTGGAAACAGAAAAACTGGTACTGGAATTAAAAGAAAGCATGAACATTCCGGGCAGAACCCGTGATTTACTGGCAGAGATTATAGAAACGTCCCCGGCGCAGGTTGGAAGATACAAGGCAATCTATAACAATATCATTCCAGAACTGATGGCAGAATTTAAGGCAAACAGAATTGTTGTATCTGTCATTTATGAAGCGTCCGGGTTGCCGGAAGATTACCAGAAGCAGGCGGCAGAGGTATTCCGGGAAAATGAAGTGCTGACATTATCGGACATTAAGCAGTTAAAGAAGAGCTGGGAAGCGTCGCAGCAGATACCGGGACAGATGGACATTAGCCAGATGGAAGAGAAGCAGGAAGCCGCAGGAACGGCAGAAAGTGCCACAGGCAATGAAACAGACCAGCAGCAGGAAGAAGCAGACACAGAGGGAGCAGGAGAAGCCACAGAGGGCACAGAGGACGCAACCGGGCAGCAGTCAGAATATGTTGACCCGCAGCCGGAGCAGATAACGTCACTTTGTTACAGCTGCACACACTATGAGGACTGCCACGACAAGACAGCAACCGTGACCAGCTGCAATGCTTATGAGAACCGCAGAGAAGCCCAGAAGACGGACGAAGAGAGATACAACGAAGAGCAGGCAGCTATTGACAGGGAAACACAAAAGAAACTGCGTGAAATGCAGCAGGAAGAGAAAATGCAGCATTTGCCGTCTGATGAAAGAAAAGAAAAAACAATCAGAGTATCACCGGACAAAATGAAAGCCGTTGCAATCGACCATACAAGACCATACATGATTTTGAAAAATGACGGTTACAGAGAGGGCGACACAGTGAAGCTGATTGAGTTTGCAGAGGGCAGAGCAACCGGGAACACGGCAGACATGAAAATTATCTGCATGGACGACGACACGACCAGCAGCGCACTTGAAGAGGGCTATTGTGTAATAGCGTTGCAGGAGGTGTAGACGTGGTACAGATTTTAGAACTATTTGGGGGAATTGGTTCCCCCAGATGTGCTTTGCGAAATTTGAACATTCCAACAAAAGCCATTGACTATGTGGAAATAGACGAAAACGCCGTAAGGTCATACAATGCAATGTTTGCGGAAGAATTAGAGTATAAAACACAATCAGTGGTGGGCTGGAACCTCAAACCAGATATTCTGATACACGGCAGCCCGTGTCAAGATATGAGCATTGCGGGACATCAAGGAAAAGCAACTGCGGAAGCAGGGAGGATAAACAGAGGAAAAGGGGCAGACAAAGGAAGCGGCACCCGGTCAAGTCTGATGTGGGAAACAATACACATTATTCAAAATATGGGCGAATGGAAGCCAAAATATGTTATCTGGGAAAACGTGAAAAATGTATTAAACGGCTACAACAAGAAGAACTTTGAACAATACATAGCAGAAATGGAAAAGCTGGGATATACAAGCAATTATCAAATATTAGACGCAAGGGACTTTGGATTGCCACAGGCACGGGAAAGGGTTTTCACGGTATCGGTGCTGAATGGTGAAAAGTTCGACTTTTCAGACTTAATCAGAACGCCAATGAAAGACATATCAGAATTTCTTCTGAACAACGACGAAGTGCCGCCAGTGTATGACGTGACGCAACCGAGCGTGTACAGTGTGATTGGAGAAAAAGGCATAAGAAGAGCAACAGTAATAAAAGATTTTGCATACACAATCACGACCAGACAGGACAGAACACCAGCACAGGTGATTGACTGCGGAAACGGGCGTTATAGATATTTAACAGAACGGGAGTGCTGGCGCCTGCAAGGATATACAGACAAGGACTATGAAAGGGCAAAAGCAGTCCAGAAGCGTTCTGGAAGATACAGAATGGCGCTATACAAGCAGGCTGGAAACAGCATTGCAGTTCCGATATTTGAAAGTATGTTCAGAAAGATAATTTTACATGAAACAGCATAGGAGGTGCGGAAAATGCCAATAAACATGACAGATTATAGAATGATTATCAACGAAAGAGTATACAACGTATTGCAAATTATGATTGATTTTGCAGGACCGTTAGAAGAGGGGGAACCACCAAAGCCGAAGTTTATTGACGCAGTATACATTGACGAAGACGGAACAATAAAAACCATGCGTGATGAAGCGTGGTGCTTCCAGTTCGTGAGAAGAAACGGAGGTGCAGCAGATGGAAAGACCAATAATAATGCTTAATACAGACAATATGCCCGTATTTTGCCGAAACCAGTGCGCAAATACAAAATGCGCAAAGCACATTTCAAAAGCCTATGAGTGCGGCGGTTCATGTTCAATGCGGTTATTGAGAGGGGAACCGGAGTGCGCAGGGTACATATCACGGAGGAAGCACAAATGAAAGAAAATGTTTGCGTTGACTGCAAACACTATGAAAGCTGCAAAAAGCCGGAAAGATACATGAAGTGTATGGGGTACGAAGAGAAAGAACGGCAGCAGGCAGCAGGAGAAAACGCAGTTGACGTGCAAGACGGATAGAAGCCGGGAAAGACTGGCAAAAACAAAGAATGGAGGAAAAGCAAATGGCGCAGGCAATGGAAAAAGGCAGGGTTATTGAATTGCTGGAATATTACAAAGACATAGACGGGGAGGTGAGTATATACAGAAAGATAATAAGTGACTTAACGGACCAATACTACAATCCCATTGGCGCTATACAATGCGACGGTCTACCAAAAGGAAAAAATAATATATCACGACAAACAGAAAATATGGCGCTTAATATTCCAGATTATGTCAGCGGCGAAATCAGAGAGTATGAAGCAAAGGTGCAGCAGTTGCAAGCCTTAAAGGCGCAGATTTTGCAGGAAGTTTCAAGGCTGAAACTGAAAGAAAAGCGCATTATTTTTGATTTTTACATGCACAACCTCAAATGGGAACAAGTAGCGGTACGCAATTCATACAGTGAAAGACAGTGTAAGAATATCAGAGATACAGCACTTGAAACACTTTCACAGAGGTTTGAAAAGAACCAGATTATTTCACAATTTCAAAGGATTGCATAAGCAATCATTGCCCGCCATTGCCTGCGTTTTACTGGTATAATTTAAGCCAGTGAAGCAGGCTTTAAGTCGTTATATTTGCACGTTGGCAATAGTGGGCTTTGGTGATTTTTTGAATTTACAAAGCCCATAATTTTTTATACTTCCGTAAACCGGAAGAGTTGGAAAGAATGAAAACGAACGAAAAGAGGTGAGAAGATGGGAAGACCACGGAACCCGGAACGGGACAAGTCAATGCAACGCTATCTGGACGCAGACGGCAAGATTGAAACAGCGGAACTGGCGAAGCTGGCAGGAGTGCCAGAAGTGCGGATAAGAAAATGGAAGTCAGAAGACAGCTGGGACGAAGCACTGAAAAACAAGCCGAAAAAAAGAGGGGGTCAAAAAGGCAACAAAAATGCTGCCGGAAAAACCCCAGCAAAAAAGGGTAATAAAAACGCCGTAACACATGGGGCATTTGCGCAGGCGGGATATGAAGACATAGACCCGGAGCAGGCGGCAGCCATACAGAACATGGGCACACCGTCCGCAATGTCACAAATGATGGAGGAATTGCAGGCGCTATATCTGCGCAAAGCCTATCTGGAAAGCCTATTGAAAGAATATGAAAGCCCAGAAGCAGGCGGCTTTTACACAGATAAAATAGTACACATGATTGTACCAAAGAGCATGGAGGAAAGACAGCAGGAAGAGGACTGCGGCATGGAACACCAGCAGTGCGCAGACCCAGAGGGAAGCAAGACAGAAACATATAAAACAGCCATGAAGTCTGTCATTAAGTCCAGCCCATTTGAACGGGCAATGAAAGTGGAAGCCGAACTAAACAAGCTGCACGGGCGTATCATCAAGCAGCTGGATAGTATCAAGGCGTATGAGTTGGAGGACAGACGCTTGCAGCTTGCAGAGAAGCAACTTGAATTGAATAAACAGAAGCTAACGGGCGAATTTGAGATTGACCCGGACGGAAGCACCGAAAACGACGAAATCACAGACGTTGTGGACGACGTTTAATAGGTTCTTCTGGCGGTCTGGAAGCACTGCGGGTACGGCGACGCCCAAAACCTGCCCAGATATAATTTTGAAAATTTCATTTCCGCTTCCGACCCGGTAAAAAATAAAGGGGTAGGGGTTAAAAAAGAAAAAATGTGACCAATTCGGACACAAAAGAAAGGGGGTGCGGTTTTGAAAGCGTACACTTCAAAGGCGGTTGCCGCTTGGCTGGATATTTCAGAACGCAGAGTGCGCCAGCTGCGTGACGAAAAGGTTATAACGGAAATCAGACCGGGGCTGTACGACTTGAAGACCGTAAACCACCAGTATATAAATTACTTGCGCAAGAACAACCCGGAAAGCGAAAGCGCAATAGATTACAACGCAGAACGTGCAAAGCTGGTCAGAGCAAAAAGAGAAGCACAAGAACTGGAATTGCAGCTGCGCAGAAATGAGGTACACACCACAGAGGACGTGGAACAGGTAATGACAGACACACTTGTTAGGTTCAAAACAAGGCTTATGGCTATACCTGCAAAGTTAAGCCCCATTCTATCAAAGAAAAAGGACCAGACAGAAATATTTAAGCTGCTGAAAAGCGCCATTGATGAAGTATTGGAAGAACTTTCAGACTTCCAGACAGTGTTTGGGTACGGTGTAGACAATGAAGAAAAACACAGTTGATATGTTCACACGGATTTTCAAAGTGCTGCAACCGCCACCAGAAATGACACTTTCACAGTGGGCAGACAAGTTCCGCAGACTGTCTGCCGGGTCTTCCGCAGAGCCGGGACGCTGGAAGACGGCAAAGGCACCGTATCAAAAAGAGATTATGGACGCCATAACAGATATTACAATAAAAAAAGTTGTGATTATGTCGGCAGCACAGGTGGGAAAGACAGACGCAATGGTGCTGAACCCTATTGGATATTATGTGCATTATGACCCGTCACCGATTATGGTTATACAGCCGACAATAGATATGGCAGAGAAGTTTTCAAAAGAAAAGCTGTCACCTATGCTGCGTGATACGCCCGTACTTGCGGACCGTATCAACGAAAAGAGCCGCAACAGCGGTAATACAATCATGCAAAAGATATTTCCGGGCGGCTTTATAACGATTGCAGGAGCGAACAGCCCAACAGGACTGCGAAGCCACACAATCAGAATATTGCTTGCGGACGAAATAGACGCCTACCCAGCCAGCGCAGGAAAAGAGGGCGACCCGCTTTTGCTGGCTTCAAAGCGTCAGACTACGTTCTGGAATAAAAAGCAGGTGGACATTTCCACGCCGACAGTCAAAGGGGCTTCCAGAATAGAAGTGGAGTACGAAAACAGCAGCCGGGGAGAATGGAACGCACCGTGCCCGTGCTGCGGAGAACTGCAACCGCTGGTCTGGTCAAATGTTGTATTTGACAAAAACGACCTGTCAGAAATCAGATATGCTTGCAGCAAGTGCGGCGTCATATCCAGTGAAGCAGAATGGAAAGAACACTTTATTGACGGAACCTTTGTGCATGAAGACCCAGACAACCCCGTGCGTGGGTTCCACTTGAATACGCTTGCTTCCACATTGACCACATGGCAAGAAGTTGTTGAAAAGTTTCTAACAGCAAATGACCAGATGAAAAAAGGCAACGTGGAACTGATGAAAGTATGGACTAATACCGAAATGGGGCAAACGTGGGAAGAAGACGGGGAAACCATAGAAGACGACGAACTGATGAAGCGCCGGGAGAAATACAAGTGCGAAGTGCCGGAAGAAGTGCTGTACTTGACAGCTGGCGTAGATACGCAGGACGACAGATTTGAAATTGAAGTTGTGGGCTGGGGTCCAGAATATGAAAGCTGGGGCATTAGGTATGCAGCAATATACGGCGACAATTCAGATATTAACAATCAAGTATGGCAAGACCTTGACACATTCTTGCTACAAACCTTTGAAAAGCCGGACGGAACGAAAATGAAGCTGTCATGTGTCTGCATTGATAGTGGAGGACACAGAACCAATCAAGTATATAAATTCTGCAAAGCCCGGTTTAATCGCAGGGTATTTGCAATCAAAGGTTCAAACGACAGTGCAGCTGCATATATCCAGAAGCCATCAAAAAGTAACCGTGAGGGCGCATATCTTTTCACACTGGGAGTCGACACAGGAAAAAGCCTGCTTATGGACAGACTAAAGCTGGAGGAAGAGGGACCCGGCTTTTGCCATTTCCCAAAAGAAGAGGGCAAGGGATATGACGAAAAGTATTTCAAGGGCTTAACGTCAGAAAAAAAAGTAATGCGCTACAAAATGGGCAGACCATATTTTGCATGGGAACCGAAAGACAAAGGCGAACACAAGCGAAACGAAGCGCTGGACTGCCGGAACTACGCAACGGCAGCCATTGAAATTATCAATGTACCATTGAAGAAACCGGACAAAAAGAAAGAAGCCACAGCAGCAAAGAAAATTGTAAAACGTGGCAGAAGAAGAAGTGGAGGAATTTTATAAATGGCAGGAATTACACTGGAAACAGCAAAAAGACACCTTGACGCATGGCTGGAAGCAGAACTGGCAGTGACAAACGCCCAGTCATACACGATAGGTAGCAGGACTATGACAAAAGCCAATCTGACCGAAATTAGAAAGTCTATTGAATATTGGCAAGGGAAAGTCACTGCGCTTGAAAATGCGGCAAAATATGGCGGCAGGAACCGTGCAAAACGATTTGTGCCACGGGATTTATAAAAAATTGCCCGTGATTGCCCGTTTTTGGGGTTTATTTCCCCCCATTGCCTGCAAAAATGGGGTAATATTATAGCGTGGAAAAGTAAGAAAAGACGAAAAGCAGCCGTGAAAAGCTGCTTTTTTCATGCAATAAAGGAGGTGAAAACGTGGGAATTGCAGCGGGAATTGACAAAGCAATAGCAGTTGTGGCGCCGCAAACGGCACTGAAACGTACTGCGGCAAGACAAAAATTGCAGATTTTGAACAGCGGGTACAGCAATTATGGCGCCAGCGTAGTGAAAAAATCACTTGCGGGGTGGCTTCATGCAGGCGGCAGCAGCCGTGAAGACATAGAAGACAATGTTTCGATACTGCGGCAGCGTACCCGTGATTTATACATGGGCGTGCCTATTGCAAATGGCGCTGTCAAAACCATGCGAACAAACATTGTTGGGCGTGGGCTACGTTTGAAGCCGAACATTGACGCAGAATTGCTGGGCGTATCACCAGAGGAAAGAAGAACACTTGAAAAGCAGATTGAACGTGAATGGAATATCTGGGCAGAAAGTACGGATTGTGACATGGCACGGATTGACAACTTTTATGAGTTGCAGCAGTTGGCTTTTTTGAACTGGCTTATTTCTGGGGACTGTCTGGCAGTGCTTCCGGTCAAGCCACGACTTAACCAGCCGTATGACCTGCGTGTGCAGCTGATAGAAGCAGACAGGCTTTGCAGCCCGGATAACTGCGACACAATAGACAACAAAATTGTTGGAGGTGTAGAGGTTGACCAGTCCGGGGAAGTTGTAGCGTATCACATAGCAGACCACCACCCGTTGTCCTACGCCTATGCAGATATTAGCTGGCAGAGGGTGGAAGCGTTCGGAAAAACAACCGGAAGAAGAAACGTGCTGCACCTTATGAACCGTGAACGAATAGGACAGCGCAGGGGTGTTCCGTTCCTTGCCCCGGTTATTGAAAGTCTGAAACAGCTTGGAAGATACACGGACGCCGAACTGGTGGCAGCGGTTGTGTCCGGTATGTTCACGGTGTTTATTGAAAAGGCAGACGCAAGCAGCGAAGACGCAATAGGAAGTATGCTACCGGAAGAAGTGCAGGTGGACGCAGAGGACGAAACCACCATTGAACTTGCGCCGGGTGCCGTTATCGACTTAAACGAGGGCGAAAAGGCGCACGACATGAACCCCGGCAGACCAAACGCCAATTTTGGCGGCTTTGTGGAAGCTATATGCCAGCAGATAGGCGCAAGCCTTGAAATACCTTATGAGTTGCTTATGAAGCGCTTTAATTCCAGCTACACAGCCAGCAAAGGCGCACTGGAAGAAGCGTGGAAAATGTTTAATATGTACCGGGACTGGTTAGCAACAGACTTTTGCCAGCCAGTATATGAAGAGTGGTTGACAGAAGCGGTTGCAAAAGGACGTATCAAGGCACCGGGCTTCTTTACTGACCCGGTGATTAGAAAAGCATATTGCGGGGCGAAATGGAACGGACCTGCAAAGGGTATGTTAGACCCGGTAAAAGAAGCAACAGCCGCAGAAAAGCGGGTGCAGAATGGCTTTAGCACACGAAGCGACGAAACAATGCAAATGACGGGTACAAGCTACTACAACAATATTGAACAGCTGAAACACGAAGAAAAAGAGTTAAGAGAGGTGAAGAAAATTGCCAATGCCAATGCAAACAAGTCAAAATCCCCAGCAGCCGCAGCAGGCGCAGGGAATGAACCAGCAGCAGGACAACAGGACGCCGGGCAATCCATACGGAGTGACGACGAATAAATTCTGGAATTTTATTCCAGCAACAGGCGACAAGCCACCAGAACTACTTTTATATGGAGCAATTAGCAGTCAGCAGTCATGGTGGGAAGACAGAGTGACACCGCAACAGTTCAATCAAGAACTTGCGGCGCTGGGTGATGTGCCGGAAATTATCGTGCGTATTAACAGCGGCGGCGGTGACGTGTTCGCAGCCAATGCAATTTTTACAAGGCTGAAAGATTGTTCAGCGAAAGTGACAGTCAAAATTGATGGCTGGGCAGCTTCCGCAGCCACAATCATTGCTATGGCTGGCGACACAATCAAGATTGCCAGAAATGGTGTATTTATGATACATGACCCGGCAATGACAGTTTGGGACACTTTCAAAGCAGAAGACTTCTTAAAGATGGCTGATGAACTGAAAGTGATTAAGCAAAGCATAGTAAACACATACGCCAGCAAGACTGGCAGAAATACAGAGGACATAGAACAGCTTATGTCAAATGAAACATGGTGGACGGGTGACACAGCAGTTGAAAACGGCTTCTGTGACGAATTGATGTTTGAAGAAAGCAGCACAGTTGTTGAAAATTCTTCAAAAATTGTGGTTAATTCAGTACCCATTGACGTTTCCATGTTCAAGAGTATTCCAACCCAGTTATTAAACAGCCCGCACAATCAAAATCCGGGTAGTTTAGTAAATAGTGCAACAGAACCTATCAACAAGCCAAAAGAAAAGGAGGAACCAGAAATGGCAGCACCAGAAAACAAAATCACAACGCTTGACGCACTAAAAGCCGCATACCCGGATTTAGTAGCGACAATCCAGAACGAAGCCGCAGCCACAGAACGTGCCAGAATTAAAGGCATTGAAGACTTGGCAAACGGTAACTATGCAACACTTGCGACAGACGCAAAGTTTGAAAACCCTATTTCCGCACAGGAACTTGCGGTGAAAATCATTGCAGAGCAGAACAAAGCGGGTGGAACTTACATTCAGAACCGCCAGCAGGACGCACAGGACGGCGGGGCAAACGGCGTATCTGGCGTAACACCGGAAGACAACGCAGGCGGTGACGGAAAAGACCCGTTCAATGCCGCTATTGACAAGTTGTTTCCAGATACAAAATAAGGAGGTAGCGCAAAATGAGTGAATACGCAGTAGAGAAGAGAGAAACAGCACCGAAAAATTTCTTTGCTGGCGACTTCCCAACAGTACCGGAAACGGGAGTTGCGGGCGCAGAAATCAAAGAGTATGCACCAGTAATGGTTGACACAGAGAACGAAAACAAAATCATTCCGGTTGCTACAACAAAAGAAGCGAACGCAATCGGAATTTCTGCGGCAGCAGCAGGCAAGGGCGAACCAGTCACATATTATTTGACGGGTGAGTTTTTCGCTGACGCATTAAACCTTGAAGCAAGCGCAGATTTAGCAAAAATCAAAGAAGCACTGCGAAAAGTATCAATCTTTTTGAAGTAAGGAGGATAAAACAATCATGGCAAATGAAGTATCTATTTACGAACCACGAACAATGGGCAGAGTGGTTCAGAAATTACCGCCCGTGCGTACTTTTTTCAGAAGTACATTTTTCAAACATGAAGAAACATTCGTAACAAAGAATGTTGATGTTGATTTCAAGAAAGGCAGCAGAAAGGTTGCACCGTTCGTCAGCCGTGTGGTTGGTGGAAAGGTAGTGCCAAACACTGGCTATGAAACAAAGACCTACACACCGCCTTTAGTTGCACCGGAAAAGGTCACAACAGTTGACGACCTTTTGCAGCGCAGACCGGGTGAAAGCCTTTATTCTGGCAGAACACCTGCGGAACGTGCAGTGCTTAAAATGGCTGATGATTTCAAGGAACTGCGAGAAATGATTTTACGCCGTGAAGAGTTAATGTGCGTACAGACCATTTTTACTGGCACAATCCCTATCATTGGCGACGGAGTAAATGAAGTGATTGACTTCTCTTTTACAAACAAAGAGAAAATCACAACAGCAGCGAAGAAGTGGACTGCCGACACTTCCGACCCTATCGCAGATTTGAAGCGCTGGCACGAAACCGTACAGAAGACCGGATTTGTAAACTGTGATATTTGTGTTATGGGTGGCGACGTTGCAAATGCGTTTGTAAATCATGCAAAGGTGCAGAAAATGCTTGATGTGAAAAATTTCAATCTTGCGGTTATACAGCCTAAACAGTTACCGAACGGCGTCACATACCTTGGAACCATTCACGAACTGGGACTTGATATTTACAAGTACAATGAGTGGTATCTTGACGACTGGACAAACCCGGACAAACCGGAGGACAAGCCGCTTGTACCTGCTGACAGTTTGGCACTGTTAAGCACAAACGCCGATTATTCCATGTACTATGGAGCAATCACACTTATTAAGGAGCCGGACGGCAACTTTATGACCGTAGAGGGTAAATATGTACCGGACACATGGACAAAACGCAAGCCTGCCCGCCGCTTCCTCAATCTGTCTTCTGCACCGTTATGCGTTCCGCATGATGTAGACAGCTGGTTTGTTGCAACACCTATCTAATGGACTTCAAAGCACAGCTTGCCAGTGACATGAAAGTGTTTCACAACTGCGGAGAAATGGCAACTATGACTGATATATGGTATCAAGGCAAGAAACACTATTTGCCCATAATCATTGACCACACGGCAGCCGACGAACGGCAGAGAGGAAACGGGGACAATGCAGAGGGCATAAACCGTGCTTCTTGTCTGGTCTATATGTCATTATATGATTTTGGTTGCGTTCCCAAAAAAGGACGCCAGCTTGAAATTGACGAAGCCGGGGCAATCAATATGTATAACATTTCAAAAGCAGACTGCGAGGACGGGGAAATAATTCTTGAATTGGAGATGTTGGAAGAATGATTGAAATAACATCTGACGCAATAGAAAGAGTGGGAACCCTGCTGGCAGACGTTCCAAAAGGTGCAGAAAGAGTATTTGCCAGCGCTATGAACCGTGGTATTTCCAGAGTGAAGACACAGGCAATAAAGCAGGTAAAAACCGTATATGCCGTAAATGGCGCAGCACTGACGAAAGCAACCAGAATAAATATAACCAAAGCCAGCACGGGAAACCTTGCGGGCTTTGTTTCGTTTTCTGGCGTGAAAATACCACTGTACAAATTCAAAGTAACGCCGACGAAGCCCGGAACCGGAAAGCAGGTGCGGGCGGCGGTCAAAAAAGGTGGCAGCGGGACACCGTTTGAAGACGCTTTCGTTGCAGAAATGAAAAGCAATGGTCACACAGGAGTATTTGAGAGGACAGGGCGCAAGCGTTTTCCGATTGAAGAGAAAATGGGACTATCAGCAGCACAGATGGTGGGAAATGAAGATATTATAGACGGGCTGGAAAAGGAAGCACAAGAACTGGTAAACGAAAGAATTATACACGAAATGAACAGGATTTTGAATGGTTATGGAGGGTAAAGAATTATGACACCAGTTTTTTTGTTGGAAGAATTGCAGAAATTCATTAGTTCCAAAACGTCTGACATTATTTTGCCAGTGCGAACCAGAACGGGAAGCAATGAAGAAAAAGAAAGAGCAGCAGCAGTTTATAAAATGGGGCTGCCGGAAGCAGACGACGTACAACAGAAAGTGCCATACATTCTGTTAAAGTTCCTAACAGGGACGGACGACAAGAAAGCAGGCGAACCAGAGGAAGACAGCTGCAAAGTAAGAATAATATTTGCGGTGTATTCAGAAGATGGGCAGGACGGACCGCTGGCACTTCTCAATCTGATTTTGAGAGTGCGCAGCGAATTGAAGAAAGCCGGGACAATCGGCGGCGGTCAATTTGCTTTGGAACTGCCGCTGGAATATATCGTATATCAAGACACCACGCCGCCATACTACATGGGCGAAATGGTGACAAATTGGACATTGCCAACCGTCCAACGTGACGTGGCAGAAGTCCTTTATAACTTATAGAACAGGAGGAAACAAGATGGCAAGAGCAACCACAGCAAGCGTCACAGCAGCCGAAAAGGACACTGAAAAGACACAGGCGGTAGAAAATACCACCACAGAAGAAAAAGCCACAGAAACGGCAAATAAGCAGGAAGAAACAGTAAAGCTGATTTACATTGGACCAAACCTGCCAAAAGCAATGTTACAGTGCAACAAGATTTTTGAGGGAACCAAAGAGGAAATCAAGAAAGAACTTTCTTTCATTCTTGAAAAATTCCCACTGGTAGAAAAAATGCTGGTTCCCATAACGGAACTTGCAGAAAAGAAAGACAAGGTGAAGACAACCGGGAACGTGTACAACAAGTATTATTCCGACTTAAAGGCTGCCGCCCTTGCATACGCAGAACAGGAGGTATAAGCGAATGAGTGACGTATCACATGGAGTAAACGCAGGCAAGACAAGCAATGGCACAATCACGCCAGTGTCAGTAGATACGGGCGTACATTTTGTGGTAGGAACTGCGCCAGTACAGATGGCAAATGGAAAAGTAAATGAAGTGATTATGGCTTCAAGTTACCCAGAAGCAGTGCAGGCGTTGGGATATTCTGATGACTGGAAGAAATACAGTCTTTGTGAAGAGATTCACACAGCGTTTACGCTTTTTAATTCCGCACAGGTATTTTTTGTGAATGTTCTTGACCCAAAGAAGCACAAAAAGACCGTAACAGAAGCACAAATGGACGTTGTAGACAATCAGATTGAGTTACCGATTGAAGCAATCGCAAGCAGTGTGGAAATCACCGGAAAGACTGCCGGGGAAGACTACGAAGTATTTTACAGTGACACAAAATGCGTTGTGGAGTTCTTAAAAGAAGCCACAGGAAAAGTTACCGTAAAATACGACGCTGTGGACGCTTCACAGGTAACAAAAGATGATATTATCGGAGGTTACAACGTAAACACACACAAAACCACAGGACTTGAACTGATTAACAGTGTATTTCCACGCTTCACAAAGGTTCCGGACCTTATTTTGTGTCCGAATTGGTCACATGACCCAGAGGTTGCAGCCGTTATGTCTGCAAAGGCAGAGAATATCAACGGACTGTTTGAAGCGGAAGCAATTCTGGACGTTGACACAACGGAGACCGGGGCGACATATTACACAGAGGTGCCGGAGTGGAAGAAGAAAAAGAATTTTACAAAGCGCACGGAAATTCTTTGCTTCCCTAAAGTTGCGCTGGGTGATAGAATTTTCAATCTTTCAACACAGCTTGCGGCGTCAATGTCAGCCGTAGACAATGCGGAAGAGTACGGCGGCGGCACACCTTGCGAAAGTGCTTCAAACAAGGGCATACAAGCAGACAGAATGGTTACTGCGGACGGTTCGGAAGTAGTCATGGATATTCAGCAGGCAAACTACTTGAACGAAAACGGCGTTGTAACCGCACTTAATTTCTTTAATGGCTTTGTAAGCTGGGGAAATTATACGGCTTGTTATCCTGCTAACACAGACGTGACGGACTATTTCTACTGCATCAACCGTATGTTCAAGTGGGTTGCAAAGACACTTATTTTGACATACTGGAACTACATTGACAGAGGAATTAAAAGACGTCTGATTGACGCAGTTGTGCAGTCAATCAATGATTGGCTGGCAAGCCTTGCAACTGATGAAAAAATCATTGGTGGACGTGTGGAGTTCAACGAAAGCGAAAACAGCACAAGCCAGCTTGCAGCAGGAATTGTGCGTTTTCACATTTATATGACACCGCCATCACCAATGCAGAAAATGGACTTTGTACTTGAATATGACTTGTCATATCTTGCAGCACTGGTGGCAGCATAACAGGAGGTGAAACAGAATGTCAAAAGTTGACGAATTAGTTATTAACTATGCGATTTACGAAGACGCAGTAGAGTATCTGGGAACCACAGAAGTGACACTGCCAGACTTGGAGTACATGACGGAAGAGTTGAGTGGCGCAGGCATTGCGGGAAATATCGAAGAAATCATTATCGGTCACTTAAATGCAATGTCAACAACTTTCAATTTCCGAACTGTCACAGCAGCAGCAGTCAAGTTGATGGAACCACGGGTACACAGAATTGACCTGCGAGTTGCACAGCAGAGAATGAACCTGCGCACAAGCGCAAACGAAGTGTCCGGCGTAAAGCATATCATGAAAGTGAAGCCGAAGAAGACGGCACTTGGAAAAGTTGCGGCAGCTTCAACAGCTGATGTAAGCGGCGAATACACCGTTTCATACTATGCAATGTATCTGGATGGTTCAAAGGTAACGGAAATTGACCCGTTAAACTTTGTGTGCATTATCAATGGCAAAGATTACTTAAAGGACGTCAGAAAAGCATTAGGAAAGTAAAAGAAGACAGCAGGAGCCAGCGGGAAGACCGCTGGTTTTTTCCTGCCTAAAATCAAAGATATGGAGGAATAAACAATGTCAGATACAACAAACACAACTGAAAACATGGAGCAGGTAACAGAGCAGGAAAAGGAAATGCAGGAAGCGCAGGCAAGCGGCGTGGTCAATTTTGACGACAAGAAGAAAGACAAGGAAGAAGGCGGCAGTTTGAATTATACACACACATTCAAAAAGCCCAGAGAGATTGAGGGAAAGAAGTATACAAAATTAACTTTCTATTTTGACAATTTAACTGGTGAAGATATTGAAGCAGTAGAACAGGAACTTGCAGACCAGAACAAATATGCACTTTCACCGGAAATTTCTTCTGCGTTCCAGTGTATTCTTGCGGCAAAAGCTGCGGGGGTTGCTTCTGATGAAATCAGACGTCTTCCGGTAGGCGATTACATGAAGATTAAGAACAAAGCAAGGGATTTTTTAATTGCTGCGGGCTATTAAAAATTAAAGAACCCGCAAAGTTCATAAGAAAGCAGATATACAAAATGTCAAGGGCTTCACATACGCCCGTCCCGTTCTGGCTGCAAATGCCTATACGCAGACTTTTTGCATGGATTGAAACCATAAATGAAGTGGAAAAAGAAGAAGCGGAAGAGCAGAAACAGAACAGCAACAATGCGTAGGGAGGTGAAACAGCTTGGCAGGGTCACAAAAGGAATTTGAACTGCTTTTTAAGCTGAAAGCGTCGCTGGGTGGCAATTTTAACAGCACATTCAAAAGCGCAATTAACACCAATAACCAGTTACGGGACAGCTTAAAAAATGTCAATTCCCTGCAATCAAAGATTGACGGCTACACAAAGCAGTCTGCCGCTATTGATAAGAACAAAGAACGGCTGGCGCAGCTTAACGCAGAGCATGACCGATTACAGCAGGAATTGCAGCAGACAGGCGAACCCACAGAAGCACTGCGGAAGAAGCTTGAAAAGAATGAAAACCAGATACAACAGACCACTGCCAAAATTGAAGAACAGGAAAAACAATTAAACAGTTACGCCGACGAACTGAAAGCAGCCGGAGTAAATACGGATAATCTGGAAGAAGCCAACGGAAGACTGCAAAAGTCTTATGAAAAGCTGCAAACTTCACAGCAGACGTTGCAAAAATTGAATGACAAGCAACAGCAGGTAGAACAGAGCATTTCAAAGACAAAAGGGCAACTGCTGGGGACTATTGGCGCAATTAGTGCCGTAGCCGCCGCAGTGTATGCAGGACCCGTGCAGGCAGCGCAGCAGTACGAAAAAGCAATAGCAAAGGTGGGAACCATTGCAGATACGCAGGAAGTCCCACTGGGCACATTGTCACAACAGATAATGGAACTGTCAAACAAGACAGGAATTGCAGCCAATGCCATTGCTGATGATGTGTACAACGCTATATCTGCCGGACAGAAGACAGGTGACGCCGTAAACTTTGTTACAAACAGTACGAAGTTAGCAAAAGCCGGATTTGCGGAAAGTTCGCAAACGCTGGACGTATTAACAACCGTATTGAACGCATACGGCATGAGTGCGGACAAAGTAAGCACGGTATCAGATATGCTGGTACAGACGCAGAACAAAGGTAAAGTGACAGTAGGAGAACTGGCAAGCAGTATGGGTAAAATCATACCGACTGCAAACGCCAGCAATGTTTCACTGGAACAGTTATGCGCCGGATATGCAATAATGACCAGCAAAGGTATTGCAGCCGCAGAAACGACAACATACATGAACAGTATGTTGAATGAGCTGTCAAAGTCTGGAAGTACGACAGACAAGCTATTGCGGCAGAAGATGGGCGGCAGCTTTGCAGAATTGATGGCAAGCGGTAAATCACTTGGGGAAATTCTGGGAGGTATACAGGAAGAAGCTAACAAGTCCGGTCTTGCCCTATCTGATATGTTCAGCAGTTCAGAAGCCGGAAAAGCGGCAATGTCGCTTCTGTCAAACGGAGTTGACGGCTTCAATTCAAGCGTACAAGACATGGTAAACAGCGTTGGGGCAACAGACAGCGCATTTGCCAAAATGGAAGACACCACAGAAGCCAAAATGGAAAAGGCAAAGAACAGTATTGCAAACTTAGGCATTGTTCTTGGTCAAAATCTACTGCCGATTGTAGGAAATCTGGCAGACAAAGTGGCGGTTGTGGTCACTAAAGTTTCAGAATTTGCAGCAGCAAACCCAAAATTAGTGCAAACAGCCCTAAAGGTAGCAGCGGGGCTGGCAGCATTGAAAGTGGGAATGTTGACAACAAAGCTGGTTACATTATCAGCGCAAGACGGCATATTGTCACTGGTAAAAAAGCTGGTGGGACTGCGTGCCGGATTTATTGAAAACGCAGCAACAAGCGTAAGTTTTGCGGAAAAGCTGAAAACAGCTGGAAGCGGTATATTGTCATACTTTGGCAATGTAAAAGGCGCTATGGGCGGCGTAGGTTCTGCAATAGGTAATATATTCAGTGGCAACAGAGTTATTGGAGCAGTAACAGGCTTTATGGGCGGCGTGAAGCAGTCCATTGTCAGTGGCTTTTTAGGAATTGCAGGAAAAGCAAGCGGAGCATTGACAGGAGCCGGGACAAAAATGCTGGGACTTATGCTGAAACCATTTTCACTAATTGGCGGCAAGCTGGGTCCGATACTTGGAACGGTAGGCAGTGCGATTGCAAACAGCCCACTTGGAAAAGTAGGCGGCTTCATAACAAAGGGAATTACCGGAGCATTTAGCAAGGCAACAACACTGATTGCACCGCTGGGAAATGCGGTAAAAACGGTGCTGGGTCCTATTGGAAACCTTGCAAAAACAGCACTGGGACCGCTTGGAGGTATTGCAGGAAAGATACTGCCAGTTGTGGGCGTTATCACAACAATTATTACAGTAATACAGCTTGTAAAGAACCATCTTGAAGAGATAAGGGGATTTATACAGCGGACTTTTGGTGATGAAGCACTGGCAGTCTTTGACAAGATTGTTTCAGTCATTACCAACGTAGGCGACACCATAAAGAATGTGTTTTCTGATGGGAACATAGGTGCAGCCCGTGACAAGATACAAGAGTTGTTCGGAGATAAAGGCGCAGCAGTCTTTGACACGTTCGTAAATGTGCTGGGAACAGTCAAGAACGCAGTTTCAGAGGTTGTGGGCTTCATAACCACATACGTTGTGCCAGTTGCAGAACAGGTATTGCAGGTGATTGTTACACAGGTAATACCGGGGATTGTTAGCTTTATTCAAGCGGCAGCCCCAACCATTATGCAAATTATACAAAGCATTGCTGATTTTATCGGTGCAATTATTCCGGTGATAGGAAGTTTTATTGCTGGTCTTATGCCGATTATTTCAGAAATAATCACATTCATTTCAACTTATGTTTTGCCGATTATTTCAGAATTATTCAGCTTTATTTGTAGCACGGTGCTTCCGGCAATTTCCGCAGCAATTCAAGCAATTTTGCCAGTGGTGACAAACGTATTGCAAACGCTTTTACCTGCGATACAAACAGCACTGACGACAATCTGGAACATAGTTTCACCAATAATTCAAGGAATTTTAGCAGCAATACAATTTGTAATGCCAACAATCCAGTCTATCGTACAAAGCGGAGTTCAAGCAATTTCCGGTGTAATTTCTGGAATTGCAACCGTACTGAATGGAATTATCACTTTCATAACTGGTGTATTTTCCGGGAACTGGCGGCAGGCTTGGGAGGGCATAAAGCAAATATTTTCTGGAATTTGGCAGGGTATCAAGTCAGTGTGTACGGGCGTTATCAACGGCATTATATCTGCGGTCAACACGGTTATACGTGGATTGAACAAAGTAAAAGTGCCAGACTGGGTGCCGGGCGTAGGTGGAAAGGGTATAAACATATCTGAAATACCTATGTTGGCGAAAGGTTCCAAAAACACACCAGACACGTTCATTGCTGGCGAAGCGGGACCAGAGTTAATCACGAACGCACCGGGGCGCACGGTGTTTACAGCAGACCAGACAAGAAATATTCTGGCTGCGCAGAATACGGCAGCCACAACAGCGGCAGCAGTAGCGCCAACAACAGCACAGACAACAACAGCACCGCAGACGGTGAACAACTACAACACAGCGCCAGAGGTAACAGCAGGCGCAGGAAGCGGCGGTGGAAGTGCAAACAACGTAACTATCAACAACAGTCCGACAATCGTTATCAACGGGGACAAGCCGGAAGACTTGGACGCAAAGCTGGAAGAGAACAACAGAAAGTTGCTGCGTGACGTTGAAGACATGCTGGACGAAAAAGAAGACAAGGAGAAGCGGCAGAAATATGACTAAAAGCTACACAACCATATCTGGGGATATGTGGGACAAGATAGCATTTGAACAAATGGGAAGTGTCCTGCATACAGATAAGCTGATGAAAGCCAATGTCAAGTACGCCAGCACCTACGTTTTTCCTGCCGGGGTTGTATTAACAATCCCGGAAGTGGAAGACGAAGAAGACTTGGAACTGCCACCGTGGAAAAGGGGGCTGCTGACGTAGAATGAGTGCAAAAGACATGGCACGCCGGGTGGAACTGCGGTTAAAATTTCAAAACGTAAAAGTCCCGGCAGATATAAATAAATATTTAAGCAGCCTTACTTTCACTGATGAAGACGAAGACAACGCAGACGATTTGCAGCTTGCGTTTGATGATAGAGAAAGAAAGTGGCTGGGAAGCTGGCTGGAAGTAAAGCCGACTTTCATTAAGACCACAACGACGGTGCAAAAGCAGGTTGAAGCTGCAAGCGTTGTCAATTATGTGGTCAAAAAAGGTGATACGCTTTGGGCTATTGCCAAAAAGTATCTGGGAAGCGGTACAAAATACCCGCAGATTGCTTCTGAAAACAATATTAAAAACCCTAACTTAATATATCCGGGGCAGGTTTTCAAAATTACAACGGGCGGTACAGCAACACAGACGGTCACAGAAACGAAAGAAACAACAAAGAAAGTGTCTGACCCTAAACTAATAACAGCAACGATTGTCCAGAAGAACTGGCACGACAACGGAAAAGACGCCGTGCTGGACTGCGGAACATTTGAACTGGACAGCGTAGACGCCAGCGGACCGCCAACCAAAATCACACTAAAGGGCACGTCAATTCCTTATACTTCCAAAATGAGAGTAGAAAGAAAATCAAAGGCATGGGAAAACACCAATTTGAAAGTGATTGCGGAGCAGATAGCGTCTGAAAGCAACTTGAAACTGATGTACATTGCGGACAATATACCGAAGTACAAAAGAAAAGAGCAGGTGCAGACGTCGGACATTGTATTTTTACAGAAATTATGCAAAGCGGCAGGACTTGCACTGAAAGTAACGACATTAAACGTGGTTATTTACGACGCCGCAGAGTACGACAGCAAGCCACCTATAAAAACCATAAAATATGGCAGTGGTGATTACATTTCATACAAGCTGGGAACCAGCCTGCATGATACAGCATACACCAGCTGTCATGTTTCATATACGGACCCGGACAGCAAAGAAACGATTGAAAGCACATACACGGCAGACAGTACAGAGGGAACCGGGCAGACACTTGAAGTCAACGAAAAGGTCAGAAGTACAAATGAAGCATACGAACTGGCAAAAAAGAAACTGCGTGAAAAGAACACACAGCAGTTTACAGCAAGTTTCACAATGCTTGGTGATGTGCAGCTGGTGGCAGGTGCCACAGTCAAATTAAAGGGCTTCCAGAAGTTTGACAGAAAGTACAAGATTACAAAAGCAACCCATAAATTAACGGGAGGATATACAACACAGATTGAATTGCAACAGGTATTGGAGGGCTACTGATGGCAGATATGACAGAATTAAAAAACATAGTACGGCTTGGCACCGTGCAGAGTGTGAACGCCAGCAAAATGACAGCCCGTGTGAAATTCAAGGACAAAGGCGGTATAACTTCCGGTGATTTAAGAATTATAAAACGTCCCGTGTATGTTGTGCCAGCAATGGAAAGCGGCGCAGAGGGACAGACGGCAAAAACAACGCTGAAATATGACTACAACGGGCAAATGCTAAAAGAAGTAAGCCACAGCCATGAAGCGTTTGTGACAGAGTGGACGCCGGGCGTCAATGACATGGTACTTTGCATAATGGTTCCAGATGGCGACGGCGACGGCTTCATAATTGGGGAGGTGTAGAGCATGGCAAAAATAGGAAGTCTGGGAAGTCTGGTTTTTTCAGTTTCAGAAAACACCGTGCGCACCTTTGATGAATTAAGCTGGAAAGTGTCTGCAAAGTATGCGACGCACGACAGACACATTAAGCGTGACGTATTGGAGTTTTTAGGACCGGAACCCGGAACAATCAGTTTCAAAATGGCGTTCAGTGTGTTTCATGGAACAAACCCACTGAATGAAATTAAGAAATTGAACAAAATGTGCAACAAGGGCAATGTTTCAACACTGGTTTTAGGTGGCAAGAAATACGGTTCTTATAAGTGGGTAATAACAGGCGTTAGCAGCACATTGAAACGCTATGACAACAAAGGCAACTGCTGGGCTGCGACAGCAGACGTGACACTAAAAGAATATCCAAAGAGGTGATGAAACATGGACGTGATAAGGGGCGACGGGTCACTATTGACAGAAATTGACCTTGCACCAGCAAATGACCATCAAGCAGTCATACAAAATATTGCGGTTATTCTGGACACGGTGCAGGGTTCCTGCCCTATGTTCCGTGATTTTGGTTTGCCCGGCAGCCTATACGGAAGACCGCAGCCAGTAGTTGAAAATATACTGGTGGGCTATCTGTACGACCAGATAGAAGAATTTGAACCACGGGCGCAGGTTGCAGACATTACATTTGAACACGACGCAGCCACAGGGCGCACAATACCTATTATTTATTTGGAGGAGGTGGAAACAGACAATGAGTGACAGAAAATACCCAGACATTGACTTTGTGGAAACCGACACAGAAACGATAGAAAGCAATCTAATTGCGCTGTATGAAAATATGGTGCAGCAGGTGCCGGGGCGTGAACGCTACAAGGTGTACCCGGCGTCACCGGAAAGACTTTTTATTGCATGGGTTGCAAATATCATTGTGCAACAGCGTGTCATTATCAATGAAACAGCAAAAAAGAACGTGCCACGCTATGCGGACGGTGAATACTTGGACAGCTTGGCAGAATTATTCAAGGACTTGGAAAGACTGCCAGCAAGTCCGGCGTCTGCAATGTTCCGCTTTTATATTTCAGAAGCACAGAAACAATCAGTGATTATTCCTGCGGGCACCAGAATTTCTTTTGATGGTGCCATTTTATTTGAAACAAAAGAAAATCTGGAAATAAAAGCCGGGCAGACATACGGGGACGTTGAGGGAATTTGCACAACAGCTGGCGACGTTGGAAACAATCTGGCAGCAGGGCAGGTCAAAGAACTGGTTGACCTATACGACTACTACCAGAAAGCAGAGAATATCACGGCAACCAGCGGCGGCGCAGAAGAAGAGGACGACGCCAGCTATTATGAGCGTATGCGTGAGAGTATGGAGAGTTTCAGCACGGCGGGTCCTATTAACGGGTACATATACTGGACAAAGAGCGTATCACCAGCCGTGGCAGACGTGGCAGTGACAAGCCCGGAACCTTGCGTTGTAGACGTCCGGGTGCTTTTGCAGAATGGACAGCAGGCAACGTCCGGGGTGCTGAAAGAGATTGAAGACGCCTTGAACGCTTCCAACATTAGACCACTGACCGACAAAGTGACGGTATCTGCACCGGAAACGGTAGCATTTGACGTTGACGTGACCTTTTATATTCCACAGCCAGACGCAGCCAGCGCCACAGTCATTGCGGCGGCAGCAACACAGGCAGTGGAAGAGTACGTGACATGGCAGACAAGCAAAATGGGGCGGGATATTAACCCGTCATACCTAACAGCAAAGCTGATGGAAGCAGGCGTGAAACGTGTTGAAGTCAGAAAGCCAGTATTCACGGTTGTTGATGATATAAAGGTTGCAAAGCTGGGAAACAAAAGCGTTCTGAATGGAGGTATTGAAAATGTCTAAAACAATTTACAATGCCGATTATTCAGAGTGCCTGCCGGAAGCGCTAAAGAAAGACCCCAAAATGGCTGCACTGGCAAACGCCACGGCAGCAGCACTGCTGGACGCTTCCGGGATAATTGACAATGTGCTGATATATTCCAGATTTGATGAATTGCCAGAAGAACTGGTGGACATTTTGGCATACGACCTACACGTTGACTGGTACGACTACAATTACCCACTGGAAGCAAAACGGGATTTAGTGAAAAACAGTGTCAAGGTTCATAAGAAAATGGGCACAAAATATGCCATTGAAACAGCGCTGGGCAGCTTATTTCCAGAAAGTGAAGTGGAAGAGTGGTTCCAGTATGAGGGAGAACCCGGACACTTTCATATTGTGCTTGACGTGACCAACCAGAGAATAACGGCAGACTACGCAGCTATTATCCGGGCAGTGAAAATGTATAAAAGATTATCTGCACACATGGACGAATTAACCTATCAAGGACAGGTCCACGGCGTCATATACACCCACGGGGAGTATTTCAGATATAAAACACCGCTGACCGGAAGACTTAACGCCGGAACATACCCACAGAGAAACACAAAAGCCGGGATAGGCGCTGCAACCTATATTGTGGGAACGGAAGCAGCAGGCTTCATATTCACGGCACCAGCAGCAGGCACAAAGCCATACAGAAACACGGTATTTTCACAGCAGGCGGCGCATATCGACGCAGACACGGCGTTGAATACGTTTGGCTATACAAATACACCAGCAGGACGGATAAAAGCCGGAGAACAGCCACAGAGGAACACAAGAGGGCAGACAAGCGGTGCCACGGTCACGGCAAGTGACAGAATGGAAGCGCACCGCTTCACAGTCCCGGCAGCAGGAACCGTCCCGGAAAGAAGCACGGTGCAGCAGACACAGGGCGGCACCGTGGGGACAAGCACGCAGGCAATGGGGTTTTCATACGGCGTCAAGCCGTGCGGAAGCCGCAGGAAGCTATAAAGGAGGTGAAAAGCCATGTTGACAACAGACGCAATCAATGATTTCAAAGATTTCATTGACAATATCATTGCCTATGCAAAAGTAACCGTCAACGGCGTTTCTGAAAAAAAGGTGATACACCGCCGGGAACGTCTGAAAGACGGCAGGGTTGCTGTATATGTACAGATTACCCCGCAGGTAAGCGGAAAAGCCACAGTGCAGAGGGTGCAGCTTTACAACAAGAACAATAAGTTGTGGGCTGACAAGGCGGTAAATATTCCGCTGAACAATGTACAAGAGGGCGTTTTGTACCGATTTACTTTTGATTTTACAGAAAAGGAGGTGTAACAGATGTACGAACAGAAGTTATGGCAAGACCATGTAACAGAGTTTGAAGACCGCTACACGGAAAGCAGAAATGATGATGGAACTATCACGCACACACCAGTTGAGGGGGAAATCATTCAGCAGGGAACACCGCAGAACGCAACCAACTTCAACCACATGGAAAACGGTATTTCCAATGCAACAGAAACGGCAGCACTTATGGCGATTTCTACAATCCACCACCAGCAGGCAATAGCTGACTTGCAGGGAGAAACAGCAACGGTGACTTTGAAGAATACGCAGCAGTACCCGTTCAACAATTCTACACAGTCAGTTGCGCTGAAGACTGAAAGAAACCACATGGACTACACCGTGGAAACAGAAATAGTGGACTACACGGGCGGTTTTCCGGGCGACATTGTTATTACAGAAAAGTTGCTGAATGGTTTTAAGATGGCACACACCGGAAGCGCAAAAAGCGTGACCGTAAAAGTTTATGTGAAAGGTGGGTTTTACTAATGGCAGCAGGTGTGATTATTAAGACAGAGGAACGCAGACAGCACGAAGAAGCGGTTATGCGTTCTTTTGGCGTGCAGGGCAGCGGGACAGCAGCACAGAGAGAAGCAGCGGAGGTTATCGCAGCCAGAAGCAGCGAGGTAGTAAGAAACCAGAATGGAGGTAGAAAGTATTATGGCTACTAATAAAATCAATGTAGTTGAAAAAACACCGGGCACACATATTGAATATGCACTGTCTGGCGGTAAAAAAATCACGTTCGGTGATGATGAATTAACAATCAATCTTGCCAGCCGTGAAAGAGATTTTGAAGTGTCACTGGACATTTGCATTGACGAAGAAGACGGCGTGGTGATTGGCACCGGAGGACGTGCGCAGAAGTACGCTGCGCAGATTGTTATTCCTGCCAGACGCTATGATGTTATCGAAGACGGAGAGGACGAAAACGGAGAACCGAAAGAAATTCCAGTGCCTATCCCATTTGATATGTCGCTTTGCACACTTATTCTTTGGGGATTGGAGGTATAAAGAATTATGTCTAATTTTGATGATTTAGCAATGGCGGTTGCTTCCTTTGGGGGCAACAATGCAGTAAAGTTTGATGATTTGGGTATGCCGTCAATTATGGTGGGTATTCCAAAAATGAAGTATTCCGACATTATCACCGGAGGAACACAGGAAACATTGCCGTGGTGGATTGTGGACGGAGTAGAAAAAGAAGTTATCTGGGTATCAAAGTATATTAACGTGGTAGTCAATGACCGTGCATATTCACTGCCAATGAAAGACCCTAAAGCATACATTGACTTTGACACAGCACTTGCAGTGTGCCGCAGAAAGGGTGAGGGCTGGCACCTTAACCAGAACGGCGTTTTTGCCGCTATCAATCTTTGGTGCATGAAGAATGGATTTACACCACGGGGCAATACAAACTGGGATAGAAGCTATGAAAAAGCGTATGAAAAGGGCGTAAATACATACGTTGACGGTTCACATGGCGGCGGCAGAACTGCAACGGGTTCCGGTCCGGTAACATGGAACCATGATGGAAGCCCGGCTGGAATTGCTGACCTTTGCGGCAACTGCTGGGAGTGGGTATCTGGTATGCGCATTGTTGATGGTGAAATTCAGATTATCCCATACGGAAACGCCATGAAGTCTGACTGCAACATGGGCGCAAATAGTACAGAGTGGAAAGCAATTAAGCCGGACGGCACACTTGTTGCACCGGGAACGGTTGGCACTTTGAAGATTGACAGAACCAGTGCGAGTGACGCAACGCTGCGTATCAACACAAGTGTCACAACACAGACAACAGACAGCAATGACACAAGCGTGCCATTCAAAGACACAAAGGCAGTAAGCGGCGTAACCATTCCGCAAATTTTGATTGCGTCGGGCTTATATCCAGACGCAGGACAGACGACGCCGGGCAGATTTTGGGCAAGAAATAACGGCGAAAGACTGCCTTCCCGGGGTTCGAGTTTCCACTACGCTTCCAGCGGTGGTGCTGGTGCGCTGTACTTGCTCAACGCCCGTTCTATCGTCAACTACCTTGTGTCCTTGCGTTCCGCTTTATATGAATAACTGGAAACTGGGAACTGATAAACTGCGGGGCTTACGGCAGTAAGCCCCATACTACAAAAATACAATAAAGGTGGTTTAAGAAATGCCGGAAAACACAACAGAAGAAAGACCGCCGCAGCTGGACAATGTGCGAGATAACGCCACACAGGAAGACTTCAAAATGAAAAATAAAGTGTGGGAAATGCTGGAATATGCAGGACCACAGCTTGAAGAATTTCCTAGAGCAAAAAGAGGGCTTGCACAGAAGATAGACGGAACCATGCTGGATATTTTGGAATTGGTCATAATGCTTGAAAACAAGCACTATAAGAAAACGACACTTGGAGAACTGGACACGAAAGTTGATGTGCTGCGGCATTTGATAAGACTTGCGGCGAGTACAAAATACACACGTAGCGGCAAACCGTGTCTGCCAATGAAGAAATATGAAATGATGGCAAGATATATCAATGAAATAGGCTGCATGGTGGGCGGCTATTATAAATCACTGAACGGCAGCACTTCCGGGAATGGGAGTGCTGCAAAATAAGACTGGTAAAAGGCAGGGTAACACCTGCTTTTTATATTATGGGAATAAGCCGTTAATAGAGGACTTGCCGTGCCTATCCGGGGTTCGAGTTTCAACAACACTTCCAACGGTGGTGCTGGTGCGCTGAACTTGAACAACGCCCGTTCTAACGTCAACAACAATGTGTCCTTGCGTTCCGCTTCACCCCATTTCTGCCAGCAGTCGTGCCCACAAGTGGACACGTCCAGTGCGTCTGGGTTAAAGGGGTTTATTTCCATTCCAAAGGCTGCCAGCCGGGAGCCGTAGGAAAAAGATTGAATAGCCGTAAAGATAGTTAGTAAGCCGCAGGGCTGAAAGTCAGAGCCGGGAAGACTGGCGCTGAATGTATATATCACGTTTGAGTTGCGGAAGAACCGCAATTTGATTTGTACGGCAGATTTTAACAACAGGAGGGAAAAGAAATTGCACAAAATCAAAAACATTTTCCCTATGATTTACGACTTTGAAAATCTTTTCAATGCGTACAAAGCCGGGATAAAGTGCAAACGGTACAGACCAGATGTAATGGCGTACACGGATAAGTTAGAAGAAAATCTGATTG